AAGTAATGATTATTAAACATAAAATAAAGCAAAATCGATTCTCTGCCGTAGAGCTTCTACGGCATTTTTTCTGTCGTTTAAATCAGTATATCTTGGTGCTACTTCGTCACCAGTATATATACCTTCTCTTGTAGGTACATTTCCTAAACCTCGTGTATGGTTAATTAGAAGCTGTCTAATGGTCAAACTATCGTCGGGTATAGTCATACTATCCTCACTAAATTTTCGTCCATTAGAGGGCTTGTAATTCGCTCTTGTGATAACGTCAAACGAATTGACGCTCTTTTTTACGCTTTTTGTCATTTTGCTTTATTTTATGTTTAATAATCATTACTTCTTTTTCAAAATCATAATTCACAAATTCTTCCCAATCCATCTCACGCCATTTTTGGGCTATCTCATATAATTCCGCTTTTTCTTCAACTGTAAATATTTTATCCTTATAATATCTTGGCAAAGGTATTCGATAACCATCAGGGTGTAGTGCCGAACCATCCATACGGTCATAGTGCATATCGAATACTCTATCGGTTAAATAATTACTTCCTAAACCTTTGCTCATAACTGAGAAATGTGGCATTCTATCATCCATTTCATTTTGTGCTATCCATGAACCTTGATTAATATAACCAACCACATAATTAATAGAAGCAGAAGTAGCTTGTGCAATATCGACAAAGCCCTTTTTCCAAATCTTCTCTGCGACCATGTGGCTCCGTGCAAGTGTATAATTAGAAATATTAAATATAATAGCATGGTAATGAGGGCGGTGATTATTAGTCCCATACTCACCAACTGCATAGTATTTGATAGTGTTTCCATTGTTCCGTGATTTTTCGTGTTTTCTTAATCGTTTAAAAAATTTTTGTAAATCATCCTTTTTTAATGTTGGCAATCCATTTTTTGTGTGAGGGGGATCTGTACCGAGTCCCTCACACTCCCCGTACGTTAAAGTCATAAAACATACTGATTGACTTACATTAATTTGATGGTGTAATCTAAAAGACCAGCCGTTTCTGCGCCGAGCCAAACACTGGTAACATTTACCACACGGAACTACTCGGGTCACAGTACTATGACTGGTCTTGTCTGTCTGCCACTCATCTCGGTTCCGCTTCAAAGTTAGTGGTGTAACGCACATATTCTACATTCTAATACCTCCTCGGGCTACCTTATAGGTGTTATACTTCTTTTTCTTCCCTTTACGTTTGTTCTTTTTGTAACTCTTTTTATATCTCATAATTTAAAATGTTGGGGTTCCGTAATACGGCATCGGACGTTTTGCCAGAACCATGTTATTAACTATTGCATATAGCTGTTCATCATCAGGAACTGCGAAAATTCGTGTTAATCCTTCAGCTACTGAATCACACTCTATAAATTCAGAATTTAATGTTGGTTCACTTGAAAATATACGACCTAAATGCCAGAAATTTAATGAACTTCTTAACGCACCATGCACAGTGTCATTTAAATACTTATACTCTGCATAACGCGGAATATAACCAAAAGCTCCTTCAGGGTCAGAACTATTTGCATATACTTCACGATTCTCAATTGCTTGTTCACCTAAATGCGCAAACTCAGGCCAATAATAGTCAAATCTGTCGGCTCTCAAATACATTTTATTGATACCTTGTTGATAAGCCGTTTTAGGCATAACGGACATAATTCCAATAATAAAACCATGTTCCTCACATTTGTAAGACACATTAGCATTTTGTCCCACTGAAATACCATGACCACTCATTTCAGCTAAAGGTGTACTACCACCAGTTGCGGGTGCTGTTTGTAATACTTCAGAAACTTGAATCGGTACACTTCCACCACCTAAAAATTCAGGACGTTGCAAACGAGCATCACTACTACGAACACCGAAATGCGCTAATATACTCTCTGTATAACGTGAACCACCTCGGGCGTTCTTTTCTAACCACTCTTGCAATCTAAAAGCCGAACGTAACTCATTAATAGTTGCCGCAGTTGCCGCTGACAAATCAGCTACGTGACTATATTGAAAATCAGGCCATACAGCTGTTGCAGAACCAGTCTGAGACATTTCGCCAATACTATTTGTGCCTAAATCAATATTATTCATTATAACACCCGTTGTAGTATTACGAATAACTGGCGGTTGATAAGGCGGATTTGTTGAACCAGGTAATGTATAACCAATAATGGGCGCACTAGATCCTAACGGAATTGTGGCCTCTGGCCCTTTCTGTGTCCAAGGTAAAGCAGAGGTAAAATAATCATGTTGCCATGCTCTATTCTTCGGCTTACTAATTGCTAATTTATATACCGCGCTTCCTACACCTTGTGGACCATCATCCAAGAAAAAGTCACCAGGTGCAATAAGATTTTCATCACGATAATATTCATTATATATTAATCCATAAGCCGCAAACGGCAAAGCTGAGACCTCACCTACATAACCAGTTGGTAATCCCATATAATCACCAACACTACCTTCAGATAACGATTCTGTAGAAATTGTAGGAGGAACACTATTGTCTAGTCCATCTTCACCTCCAGTAATAAAAGATTCCCAATTCTTATAAATCAAACGATTAGGAACAAAAAAGAAATGTTGATACACTGTTACTTGGTGCATAATAGGGGCCAACATTGGGGCCATCCTTAACAATTGAGATGTTTTAATATTAAAATAATCTCCTGGTACTGTTTCGCTAACAAATATAGGAACTAGTTTTCCCATTGCTAACGACATCTTTTTTTGGTGAGACAAGTCGAATGTTGAATAATTCGGCTTTGTCATTTTTACTTGACTAAATAAACTCATAATTAATTATTAATTGTTCTTGTTGTGGTTTGTTGAACTCCTTTTTGTTTTATTGTCATTGACTCAGTTGTTGTAGTGGATTTCTTCTTCTTCTTACTCCACCAGTTAGCTGTCCATTCTACTATTTTAGCAATTTGTGGAGCATACGGAATCCCTGAGGCTCCTAAAGATTGACCTATATCATCTAACATCTCAGCAAATAATATAGTACCAGAATCTCCTTTACCTAATGGTAATACTCCAGTCCAATATTTCTCCTGCTTCAAAACTTCATCTTGAATCTGTCTAATAATCTGTTGAGTTCCAGTTAACGCATCATAATTGGCTCCTCTAATTCTGTTTAATTCAATATCACTAGTCATCTTTTCTAATTGCTTTTCATTAACATTTATGTTAGATAATATTAACGACTTACGAGCAATAGTATTATCCAAATCCTGATATACTTGTTCTATTCTCCCTTGTTGAGTCGCACTTAACGTATTATACTCAAGTTGCTTAGTTAAAAAATCCTGACTTGCGATATTCGCATTATCGCGAATTTGTTGAATTTGCGCGGCCGTTGTTGCCATTTTAACCGCTGTATCGGCTTTAACACCTCCAAGTTTTGCGAAATTTATCGCAGTTTCACTTTGGGCCTTTTTATTTAAAGCATCATTTAAACCAGTCATTGCAGTTGTTTGTTTGCTCGATAAATAAGCACCAATAGGGTCACCAAAAGAATAACTCTGCTGCGGGGCTTTACCGGCAGGAACTGATCCGGCGAAACCACTGGCTCCGCTCGGACTGTTCCCATAAATTAACCTAGGATTTAATCCCGCTTCTTGTAATCTAGCCATCTGTCTTGTGGGATGATTATAATAATTTTGGGCATCCCACATTTTTTTATTCCACTGGCGCGTTTCACGCTCCATCTTAATATTGGCTTTATTCGTTAAATGTGTAGCATAAATATTAGCTAACGCATTAATACCACCAGCTCCGAAATCCCATGCTCCCATACTATTTCGATTTATAAAATTTAATTAATTCATCAACCTTTGAAACAAATACCTCTTGATTGATGATACGATAAGATAAGAGTTTAAAATTACTCTCAATCTCAACGCTGAGAGCAATCGCCTTAGATAATTTTTTTTGTTCATCATCTAACTTTTTTTTGTCGTCAGAGATAACATTTGTTCCGTCCATGTTTTTAACCTTTGTTTCCATGTTTGTTTGTTTTAAAAATTAATACTCAATATTAATGTTTTTTTCTTACTTAACCTTATAATCGTCCTATTTTTTCAAAATTTTGTCCT